AATGAAAAGGCAAAACAAGCTTTGAGGATTCTTACTAAAGAACAACTAACATTTATTAAATCGAAATTTGAAACTGGAGGAACAAAATGAGTGTCGTTCAAGAACCTGAAGTGAAGTGGACGCCCGATCAAATGGTTGAAGTGGTTCTTAATGAACCAGACGACTTTTTGAAGGTACGCGAAACTTTGACTCGAATCGGAGTCGCATCACGAAAGGAAAAGAAAATCTACCAATCTTGCCATATTCTTCATAAGCAAGGTAGATACTATCTCGTTCACTTTAAGGAACTGTTTGCCCTTGATGGTAAACATGCTAATCTGACTGTGAATGATGTTCAACGTCGTAATCGTATTGCCCAACTTCTTGCTGATTGGGGTTTGATTACGATTGTTGATTTGACCAAAATTCAGGACATTGCACCTTTAAATCAAATTAAAGTTCTTGCTTACAAGGATAAGGGTGATTGGATTCTCGAAACCAAATATAACATTGGGTCGAAAAAGAAAAGAGGTGAAGAAACCGAATAAAAATGTGCGGGAAATAACATCCCGCTTTTTTTATAATCTTGTATAATTATAGTATGGATGCCAAAAAGGATCCACACAATACAAACTCGCTTTTAAAGGAGCTACTATAATGACTAATCTTGTTACCTCAAGGTTTACCCATGCGGATCTTCCTGCCCTGATGGATAGGATCACTCGCAACAGCATTGGAATGGATGAATATTTTGATCGTATTTTTAAAGTTCACGAAACCACTTCTAACTATCCCCCATATAACCTTGTTCAGGTAAGTAATGTAGAATCACGCCTAGAACTTGCACTTGCTGGATTTAAAAAGGAGGAAGTACATGTATACACGGAGTATGGAAAACTTTTTGTCGAAGGACAGAAGGAAGATAGGGAATCTGATGCCAACTACGTCCATAAGGGACTGGCTCAACGATCTTTCAAGAGAGCATGGACATTATCGGACGACACTACAATCAAAGAAGTTACATTTGAAGATGGATTGTTAACTGTAACTCTTGGTAAGATTGTTCCCGAACATCACACTCGTAAAGATTATCTATAAATAACTTCGAATATCGTCGGCGCTCAGGGGGGCAACTGGCAAAATCCAGTTGACTACCCCCTATTTTTTTGCTATAATACGTTTAGGGTTAATTGAAAAAAATGTCAATCAAATTAGCATTATTAAAATCTGGGGACTACATAATTTCTGATGCAAAGGAATTATTGACTGATGGTGATAAGGTATGTGGATATTTGTTTTGCAATCCTCATAAGGTAACTTTAAATTCTCCTGTAATTCTGAAAGAGAATCTTAATGAGGAATCTGAGAGTGTAATTAACATAACTCTATCTCCATGGATAATTTTATCTAAAGACAAAGAAATAGCAGTTTCTCCAGATTGGGTTGTTACCGCTGTTGAACCAATTAGTTCTTTAAAAGAAATGTATGAGGAAAAAGTAAATGGAAAAGAATGTGAAGTGTCTACTCTTGAAGGTTGATACTGTTTTAATAACTGAAATTATTGAAATTGATGCTGAATTGGGAGATCCAAATTGCAAATTAATTAATCCATGTCAGTGGAAAAAAAGAGAATCTTCTGAAGAATTTTATCTTGATACATGGATAGAGGCAACAGATCAAAAAGAACTTATGATTAGATCTGAAGATATTTTAACCATTGCAGATCCAACTCCTGAAGTTATTCAAAAATATCTTGAATTTGTTAAATAATGCGATTTTATACAAATGTTCAAATGGTCGGGGATCACTTCTTGGTCCGTGGTTATGAAGATGGTAAACACTTTATGAGCCGTGAGAAGTTTAACCCGACTCTTTTTGTCCCTGCAAATAAAAAAACTAAGTACCAAACTCTAAATGGAGAATATGTAGAATCAGTTCAACCTGGATCTGTCCGTGATTGTAGGGAGTTCGTTAAAAAATATGAAAATGTAGAAAACTTTAAAATCTTCGGAAATACGCAATACATCTATCAGTATATTTCTGATATGTATCCTGAAGAAGAATTGAAGTTTGACATTAATAAGATTAAAGTAACTACGATTGATATTGAGGTTGCTTCTGAAAATGGATTCCCCGATGTAGAATCTGCTGCTGAAGAAGTTCTTTTGATTACCGTTCAGGATTATTCTTCAAAGCAAATTCATACTTGGGGTAAAGGTCCTTTTCAAAACAAACAGAAGAATGTAAACTATCGTTCTTTTTCTACAGAATATGACCTTCTGAATGATTTCATTAATTGGTGGATGATTGAATCCAACACTCCTGAAGTTGTGACTGGATGGAATAGTAAATTGTACGATATTCCATATCTCGTTCGTAGAATTGATAGAGTTCTTGGTGAAAAGTTAATGAAACGAATTTCTCCTTGGGGACTTGTAACTGAAACTGAAACTTATATCTCTGGACGTAGGCATGTTTGTTATGATATTGGTGGAATCTCACAGTTAGACTATCTTGATCTTTATAAGAAATTTACTTATAAGGCACAGGAATCTTATCGTTTGGATTATATTGCTGAAGTTGAGCTGAAGCAGAAGAAATTGGATCACTCCGAATTTGATACGTTTAAAGACTTCTATACTAAAGGTTGGCAGAAGTTTGTAGAGTACAACGTCAAGGACGTGGAACTTGTTGACCGTTTGGAAGACAAGATGAAACTAATTGAACTTGCTCTTACGATGGCATATGATGCCAAAGCAAACTATGAGGATGTGTTTTCTCAAGTTCGCATGTGGGATACAATCATCTACAACTATCTGAAGAAACGGAACATTGTTATTCCTCCTAAAGAGCGTTCTGATAAAGATACGAAGTATGAGGGTGCTTATGTAAAGGAACCTATTCCTGGAATGTATGAATGGGTTGTGAGTTTTGACTTGAACTCTCTATATCCTCACCTGATCATGCAGTACAACATCTCCCCAGAAACTCTTTTGGAAGAAAGGCATCCATCTGTAACTGTGGATAAGATTCTCAATAAAGATATTACATTTGAACTTTATAAGGACTATGCAGTTTGTGCAAATGGTGCGATGTATCGTAAAGATGTTCGTGGATTTCTTCCAGAGTTGATGGAAAAGATTTATAATGAACGTGTAATCTTTAAAAAGAAAATGCTTGCGGCAGAGCAAGAATATGAAAAGACCAAGAATAAAGAATTGGTTAAAGAGATTGCTCGCTGCAATAATATCCAAATGGCACGTAAGATTCAATTGAACTCTGCCTATGGTGCGATTGGTAATCAGTATTTTCGTTACTTTAAACTTGCAAATGCTGAAGCAATTACTTTGTCTGGTCAAGTTTCAATTAACTGGATCATGAATAAAGTAAATGCTTACTTAAACAAGATTCTTAAAAGTGGAGACGTAGATTATGTTATTGCTTCAGATACTGATTCTCTTTATGTTAATATGGGTCCTTTGGTTGAAAAGGTATTCAAAGGAAGAGAGAAAACTACTCAAGGCGTTGTTTCGTTCCTTGATAAGGTCTGTCAGGTGGAATTTGAAAAGTATATTGAAAGTTCTTACCAAGAATTGGCGGAATACGTAAATGCTTATGAGCAAAAGATGATCATGAAGCGTGAGTGTATTGCTGAACGTGGTATTTGGACTGCAAAGAAGAGGTACATTTTAAGTGTGTGGGATAGTGAAGGTGTTCGTTATGAAGAATCTAAACTCAAGATCAAAGGTATTGAAGCAATCAAATCTTCTACTCCTGCACCATGCCGTAAGATGTTGAAAGAATCTTTTAATATCTTAATGAGTGGCACTGAAGATGACATGATTCATTTTATTGATAAGTGTCGTGAAGAGTTTAAATCTCTTCCTCCAGAGCAAATTGCATTCCCTAGAACTGCTTCCGATGTTCGTAAATATTATTCATCTTCTAGTATCTACGCTCCCAAAACTCCTATTCAAGTTCGTGGTGCATTATTGTTCAATCATTACGTAAAACAGAAAAATCTTACTAATAAGTATTCTCTGATCAATAATGGTGAAAAAGTTAAGTTTTTATTTTTGAAGAAACCAAATATTATTCAGGAAAATGTGATCTCTTTTATTCAACAGTTTCCTACCGAACTTGGTCTTGACAAATATATTGATTATGAACTACAATTTGAGAAAGCATTCTTGGATCCACTCAAAACAATTCTCAATATTATTGGATGGAAAGAAGAAAAAACTGTAAACCTTGAATCATTTTTTTCTTAATGGATTTGCCTATAAATGAAAAAGAGTTGGATGATATAATTAAAATATTGGAAACTCGAAATCCACAACTTTACGCTAAGTTGTGGTCATATAAATTAAACAAATTAAAGGGGAAAAAAATTAATGGACTTTCTTAAAGATATTGTAGAAGAAATTGGTGGCGAGTATACACAACTTGCCTCTGACATTGATGAAACTGAGACTTATGTTGACACGGGTTCTTACATTTTTAATGCACTGGTTTCAGGTAGCATATTTGGTGGTGTATCTGGGAATAAGATTACTGCTATTGCTGGAGAGTCTAGTACTGGAAAGACTTTTTTCTCTCTCGCAGTGGTTAAGAATTTTCTTGATACTCAC